ACATTTAGTACACATTACTTTTGCAGACACAACGAATGACAATTGCAAGATTAATGGATTATGGTATGAGAAAGACGAAAAACTTACTAAATTACATTTAGAAGGAAAAGACTTTTTAGAAGTACAGGAAGAAGTACCAAGTAAAGATGAGTTAATTAAAGAATACGAATTGTTATCAGGAGAAAAATGCAAGCCTATTTGGGGAGTGAATAAACTTACTGAAGAAATTGCTAAACTTAAAAAATAATTTATGGCGTTAGACAACATCGCAGAAATCGAAACCACACTAGGAATTGAAAGTGGTAGATTAATTGAAATGATAAATAGTGAAGAATCGTTTTCAGTAGATTTATCAGAAAAAGTATTCTTGAGTAAAACAGCTTATGAGGAGCGAATTGCAAACATCAAGAAAGATTCAGCTACTATGGCTATTGAAATAGCGGTAAAAGAGCAGAGAAATAATCTTGGATTAGATTTTCAAGGAAAGACAATGGATAATTTAGTTAACGCTATTAAAGCAAAAACTGAATCAGAAAATAAGATTGAGCCTGATGAAAAGTTTAAAACATTAAAGTCAGAGTTTGATGGATTAGTTTCTAAGTTAAACGAAAAAGATGCAGAGTTTAATTCATTCAAAACGCAAATAGAAAAAACAAATCTGTTAAGTGAAATTAAAAACGAGTTTACAAAACATATTCCTGACAATGTATTGGTGTCTAAATCTACAATTTTTACTGAAGCAAAAGAAAAAGGATTCTCTTTTGAAAAAGAAGATGGCAATGTAGTAGTAAAAGATTCAAATGGTAACGTGTTAAAGGATGCTAACTATTCTCCAATAACTGTAAAGGATTGGGTAACTACATTTTCAACACCATATTTGGCAAAAGTTGAAGGTGGAGCTGGTAAAGGAGATGATACTGGAGAAGGTAAAGCTGGAAGTTTTGAAGCGTTTATGAAAGAGTCTGAAAGAAATAATTGGGATGCTTCTAAACAAAATTCAGAGATGGCTAAACGTATTTCTAACGGAACGTTGAAAATATGAGTAGATTAGTAGAATGGTTCTTTTCTATATTCATAAGTAAATCAAAAATAGATGAAGTTCGTAAAGAAGCGTCTTGCGATTTAAAAAAGGAATATACAAAGTATCAAAATGAAGTTTACTTTAATAAATTAAGAAAAAGTGCCACTAAAAAAAGGTTATAGTCGTAAAAGCGTGAGTTCTAATATTAGAACTGAAATGAAACGTGGAAAAAGTCAGAAGCAATCAGTTGCAATTGCTCTTAGCGTAGCTCGTAAAGCTAAAATGAAAGCTAAGAAGAAGTAAGTTACACAAAATTTTGTGTAAAGTAAATTTGTTATATTAAATAAATATTTTGTATATTTGCATCATCGAATGCAAGCGATATAACAATTTAAACAAAATTCCCAATTATTAGTGCCTTGCATCACTTTTAGTTGGGTTTTTTAATTATGGTAGGAATTTATAAGATTACAAGTCCAAGTGGTAAAATTTACATAGGTCAAAGTGTAGATATATTATCAAGAATTAATAAGTACAAAAATGCAAAATGTATTACTCAACCAATAATACTTAAATCCATATTAAAATATGGGTGGGAGAATCATTTATTTGAAATTGTTTTAGAATGTGATAAATCTGAATTAAATGAAAAAGAAAGATACTATCAAGAATTATTTAATTGTATTGGCAAGAATGGTCTTAATTGTATGCTAACAAATACTTCTACTAAAACTGGTAAAGCAAGACAAGAAACAATAGACAAATTAAAAGGGAGAAAAATATCTGATTCTACTCGTCAAAAAATGAGAGATAGAAAAACATCAGATGAAACTAAATTAAAATTAAGTATAGCTAACACTGGAAGAATTGTATCTAAAGAAACGAGAGATAAAATATCTGAATCTAATAAAGGAAAAAAAAGAACTAAAGAGTATATTGATAAAATGAAGCAGAGAGTTGTTTCTGATGAAACTAAATACAAAATAAGCAAAGCTAACATAGGAAAAAAAGCATCAGATGAAACTAAATTAAAATTAAGCAAAGCTAAAAAAGGAAAAAGACCTAGTGATGAATGTTTATTAAAATCTAAAAATGCAAATTCAAAAAAAGTAATAAATACTAAAACTAATGAAATATATGATTCGGTTACTCAATTATCTATAATATTAGAAATGAATAGAACTACATTAAATGCAAAGTTAACAGGGCAAACAAAAAACAATACTGATTATATTTATTTATAAAATTTTTTTCGTAACTTTGTAAAATATTGGCGGAATAGCTGGTAAGAATAGAACGGTAAAGTTCAAAACAAAAAAAACAACTTTATTAATATAAAAAACTTACAAGATGCCAACGAAAAATTCTGCAAACCTCGTAAAAGCCCAGGCAAGATTGCTTGGAGCGTTCCAATCTTCTGAATTAAGATTCAGATACCCAGCTACTTATTTAGCACTTAAACGTAATTCTCCAATTATGTTCCCTAACTACGATGAACTTCGTACAAGAGAGGACAGAACAGTAGAAACAAACTTTATCGCAAGAGCAAAACGTTCTCTTGGAACAGGTGGTAGAACTCACAACCATACTGGTGTGAAACAAGATTCAGCAATACTAACTCCATCTTGGACTCAATATTCTGATAAATTCAATATGTCATTGAAACAAGCTGACAACTCTTTGTTTAATGCAGATGAGCAATTGTTCAACGAAATTTCAAATGCAGTATCTAACTTTATGGAAGGATATGAAACTGCTGCTACTTCTTACATCTTTACAAATAGAAGTGCTGTTGTTGCTACTGTTTCAGAAGCTACATTTATTACTGCTGGTACAGTAAATGCTTATGAGATTGCTTCTGCTAATGAAAGTAGAGCTATGCAAATCACTAAAATCGCAATGCAAACTAATAAATATCCTGAAGGATTTACAGTTTTCTGTGATTCAGTTGCTTATGCTAAATTTGAGTATCAAGCTGCTCAAGGTATTTCTAACTCTGCTAACTTGTCATTCCAATTCAATGGAGTAACATTTGTTCACTCAGTAGAACTTAATGCTCTTGCAATTGCAGTAAAAGCGGGTCACACAAAAGGATATTGGATTGTAGTTCCTGATGGAACTGTATCTACATTGCCTTGGATTCCTAAACAAAATAGAGTTGGAGTTGATACAGTAGTAGGTAACTACTCTAATATCATCAACCCTATCGATGGTGAATCTTACGCATTGCATACTTATGTAACTGCTGCTGATGATAGTGCAAATAATGGTTACACTCAAGATGTAGTTACTCAATACGAAATATCTCAAGATATGTCATTTGCTAAAGCTCCTCTTACAGTATCAACTGAAACTCCTATCATTGCTTTTGCAATTATCTAATAGATGATAAACATCACTAAAATACAAACAGCGTTATCGGGACTTGTAGGGTTTAAACAGCCTTACAATCCTGATTATGCTATTGTAGATTCAACAAATCAAGCAAGTTCTTCAGGGTATTACATAACGGATAATCCGTATGCTAAAATCGAGTACATAAAGGACAACCAAGATTACGTTGATATATCTACAACAGATTTCAATTCGTTACTTACTGACATTAAAAAATCTTCAGTAGCAAGTGTTTGTAATCAAGTATTTAGCGATTATGATTTCATAGATAGAACATTATTATTCAAAAATGCTTCTAATAAAATAGAGGTAGAAACATTACCAACAGGATTTGTCGGGTATCATATTAGAGTAACAGGTCAGAAAAATGTGGCTTTTAAAATAAGTCGTGTGTTACTCGATTTTCAAGGAACAGGAAGTTTTACTTTACTACTTTGGAATACTGCAAAGAAGGCAGCGATACAATCTAAGGTAATAACAATTACAACCGACCATCAAGAAGTAGTGCTTGACTGGGTTATAGACAATTCAGACACCACTTACAAAGGAGAGTACTATATCGGGTATATTAATAACTCGCTTACTGTAACTCCATATAAAAGAGAGTGGAACTCAGGTAATGTCTTATCAAACCCAACGTACTTAAAAGTTGAAAGAGTAAAAGTGCCAAATCATTTGACCACTACACTATTCGATTTAGATGATGTCGATGGATTGTCAGAAGATTCAGGATTGAATTTAGACATATCGGTTTACGAAGATTATACTGATTTCATTATAAATAACAAAATGATTTTCGCAAGAGCGATTCAAATTGAAGGTATTATTGGCTGTATTCAGCTATACGTATCATCATTAAGAAGTAACTCAAACCAATCTCAATCAGCTCAGTTATATGAGAAATTAATGATTGAATTAAAAGGTACAGGTAGCGAAAGCATTGTTAAAGTAATCGGTTTAGAGAATCAGTTATTAGGAGAGATTGCTTCTAT